GTAAAGTCTGCTACTCCTGCTGATTATGAATCAGGTGGACAAACAGCTTTTACGCTTGTAGGAAATGATAACGCAAATACAACAAGAACATATCAGTTTGCTGTTGGAGGTGCTCTAAACACAGGAGACGTAGTTGCGGACACAACAATTAGAATTCAAGTTAATGGTTTATCAACTCATGGTGACATAGCAGCTCAGATTAAAGCTGCAATTGAAAATGCAAACGGACACAGTATTGATACTCTATCTTGTACTTTATCCACTACAACAAATGCAAATGATACTGTAACAGTTACACAAGTTAGAAAAGGCAAGTCAGGTAATACTACTATTCCAGCTATAACAAATGGCAATGCTAGCGAGTTAACAATTAATAACGTAATTGTAGAAACTTCTTTTACTGGAGGATTAAACGGAGGTGCTACACCTATAGTTCGTGGTGTTCTTTTTGCAGCAAATGGTGTTTATCCAGGTATGCAAGTTCAGGACGATGATACAGCAGATCTGGCTGGCGTCGAGTTGACAGATCAGCCTAAAGCAACATCAACAACAACACTTGCTGGTGCGACGGGATCTTACAAGACTGGTGAAGATTTTGGATATAATTTTGGTGCTGTTAGCGCAGACCAAGACTTTGAACTATATTTTAACGGTTTAAATAGCAAAGATTATGCAAGACTTGTTAAATGTTCTTTTGATCCTAATAAAACAAATTATTTTGCCAATGTTTTAAATACAGATCCAACAAAGATTGATGAAGCAGGCCACTATCTCTATGCACACTGGGATATTACAGGAAGCGCTGTTCCAAGTAATCATGGATTAGGATTAGATTCTGGAAAGAAAAATAACCAAATGTTTGGTTTCTTGTTAAGCGGATCAGCTGGAAGAGCTCAGGCTTCTTCTACAGTTCCAGACTATGAGTCATTTACAGATAGATTTAAGACTGCTAAGTCTCCATCGGTTATTTCGCAAGCATTTAATGGCGATACATCAACCCGCGCTGATCTTCCTAACAATACAGTTCATAACTTATTTAAATTACACGCGCTTGATGATGGTGAAATTGGTCACAAACAATTTAGAGTTTTAATTGAAAACGTTATTGCAGCTGAAAATAATGACAGTTATGGACAGTTTGATATTGTTTTAGAAAGCTTAGAAGCAGATCCTATTAAAGGTGACAAGCTAGCAGTATTTAGAAATCTTACATTTGATCCTGAATCACGTAATTATATTGCACGTGTTATTGGTGATCGTTATATGTATTATGACTTTGATCGTGATGAAGATAGTCAAAGACTTGAGGAAAGAGGACAGTTCGAAGTAAGAAATCCTTTTGTTCGTGTTGAATTATCTGAAGCACTTGTTCAAGGGTCTGTTCCAAAAAGAGCAATTCCAGCTGGTTTTAGAGGTTTAGGTCATCTTTATACAAAAGGACCNNCATCTGCTAATATTTTCTCAGATGACTTANATTTTTGGAAAGNTGCGAAACACTTCTTAAGTGCATCTATTCCTCCTGTTCCTATGGTAAGAAGCTTAGGTCGATTTGTTGACTCCACAACTACAGAGCCAGATCAGATTCCTTGGGGCGTTAAGTTTGGTTTAAGACAAGTTGCAGAGACTGAACTTAAAGAAGTAACTGAAGTTACTGTTGACAGATCGCTTCATTCTTTCTTGAAATTCTTTTCACCTTCAACTTCTGTTGTTGGAGAAAAGGCAATGTATATTGAAGAAGACGATACTTTTTGTAACAACATGTTCTCACTCGAAAAGATTTCTCTTAAATCACTTGCAAATGGTAGAGTTGCTAACTGGGGTGACGCTGTTTACAAGAGAGATGGTCTTTTAGAAGCAGATCACGAAAGATTCTTAGCAATGGACACAGACGCAAAAACTTTTAATATGAAGTATATGCGTTTCCGTTTCCCAATGATGGGAGGCTTTGATGGCTTTAATATCTTTGACAAAGAGAAGAGCAATCTTACAAATGCAGCAGCTATTAGAGAAAATAATAATGAAACAGGTGTAAGTCCAGCAATTTATACCGGGCCAACAATCGTGGCATATCAGAAAGGTATTGACGTTTTCTCTGACAAGTCAGCAACAGAAATTCAACTATTAGCTACACCTGGTATTTCTGCTGCTAAGGTTACTGACTTTGGTATTACGGCTTGTGAAAACAGATTTGATGCAATGTATATCATGGATATCGATCGTTATAATGCAAGTAGTGTAATTAGCGGATCAGCAAATACATTTGAAAATAGAGTAAATGTTGCAAAGACTGTTAGAGAATTTGAAAACCGCGGGTTAGATACTTCGTTTGCAGCTGCTTACTTCCCAAATATTATCATGAGAAGACCAATTGATAATGCGCCTGTTAAGGTTCCTGCTTCGGTTGGTGTTTTAGGTGTTTATTCACAAAATGATAGCATTGCAGATCCTTGGTTTGCACCAGCAGGTTTAGATCGTGGACAAATTCAAAGAGCAATTGGAGCTGACGTTTATCTTAGAACTGAAGAGCTTGATGACATTTATGATGTTGACATTAACCCAATTTATGTTCCAGCTGGTAGAACAGAAGAGACATATATCTTTGGACAAAAAACATTATTACAAGATCCATCAGCACTTGATAGAGTTAATGTAAGAAGACTTCTTATTAGTCTTAGAAGACAGGTTAAGAAAGTTGCTGAGCAATTACTCTTCGAGCCAAATAGAGAAAGTACGCTTGCTAGATTCTCTGCATTGGTTGAGCCAATTATGCAAAGAGTTCAGCAAAGACGTGGTGTTGTTAGATATAAAGTTCAAATTGATACTTCAACAACAACTCAGATTGATGTAGAAAATAATACTCTTAGAGGACGTATTTTCTTACAACCAACAAAGTCTGTTGAGTTTGTTTCACTTGATTTTGTTGTAACTAACACAATTAGCGAATAAAACGCATATTTAATAGTAGAGAATTAGGAGATAAATTAAAATGGCAGAGACATTATCAGTTGCTGAAATGATTCCCAACAAGTTTGAGCCGAAAAGACAAAATAGATGGGTCTTCGCTCTTGAAGGTATTGACGCTTTCTTGATGAAGACCGCTGCTCGACCAAACTTTAACGGAAGTACACAGACGCTTAAATTTATTAATAGCACAAGATATCTAGCTGGACGCTATGAGTTCCAGACAATGAACGTTACACTTTATGATCCCATCGCACCATCAGCTGCTCAGCAGGTTATGGAGTGGTTAAGAACTCACTATGAGTCAGTCAGCGGCCGCGCTGGTTATGCAGATTTCTACAAGAGAGACTGCCAAATCAAACTTCTTGATCCTGTCGGAACAGTTGTTGAGTTATGGGATATGAAAGGCTGTCTTATTGAGTCTGCTGATTACGGTCAGCTTAGCTACGATGATGATGGAACGCCTACAGAGATTTCTTTAGGTATTCGCTTCGATAATTGTGTCTTACAATACTAAACTTAAGTTTTAACTGCCTAAAATAATCTCTGCCATTTATGTAGTATTATTTTAGGCACTATAGTATACGCAGAATAGCTTTTTAGAAAAAATATGATATGTAACGCAAGGTGATAATTATAATTAAATCTGCGTTAAAATAGGATATAATATGTCGGCTGAAGTTATAGCGAGTTTTGAAAGTTCCGAGACTAACATAATTGAAGAGTCTCTTGCTACTATTGATTATAGAAAAGATACATGTGCTATCATAGGCACAGCTCATAAAGGTCCTGCATTCGTACCTAAGAGTTTTATTTCAATGGGTGAAGAAAGACCCACACTTTTTGGTGGAAACTTAAGCTCTTTTGCAAGATACTTTGGAGATCCAACAGGTAGTTTTAATGTAACAAGTAATGCTAGACTAGCAGCAGATCAATGGCTAACAGGCCTTGACAAACAAGTATCCTTCATCAGGATTTTAGGCGCAGGTGATGGTAAAAAAACAAACTCTAGAGGAATTGTTGAAAAAGCAGGTTTTGTTGTTGGTGCAGAACAAGTAAGCGGTAGTTCAAATCATGGCAAGATTAGTAGTAACGTATACGCGAATGAAGGCGGTCCACTTGGAAGAACATTCTTTTTAGGCGGATTTTATTATCAAAGCACAGGTTCTATTACTAACAATGTTATATTCCACCCTTTAACAGAGTCATTTGAACAATGTAAAATGACAAGTATTGATGGAATAGCTAATAGCTTGACTGAAGATGTTAAAGGCAAAGAATTATTTCCTATTATTAACGGTATTTTAATGTTTCCTAGCGGAGTTTATCCAGGTCTTAATGTAGAAGCATCAAATTCTCTGTTAAGCAGTAATTCAGTTGCAAAAGGTTTTTACGGGCCTGGTAATGATAAAGGTCAACATATAGGTAGCGGAAGTCTAAACGAAGCAGGAGACAGAATTTTCAGCTTATTTTTAAACGGTTATAATCATTCTGAAAACAACAAGATCATATTTAACTTTAATAGAAAGAGTAACTTTTACTACAAAGATACTTTTAATACAGACCCGTTAAAAATAGAAGAAAAAGGTCATTTATTATATTCTTCTTATGATCCATCACGTTCATTTCATGGAGGTTTAAAACATTTAGATAGTGGATATACAACTTTTATTTTATCTTCTTCTTTAGATAGAAATACAAGTAACGCTAGTAATCCTAACTTTGAAGACTTTAGGTCAAGATATAGAACTGCATCAACGCCCTGGATAGTATCACAAACATTTAATGTTCAAAATATTAATAGAACTAGTTTAACTGAATCAATATGCGATCTATTTAAGTTTTATTCAAGATCAGATGGCGCAATTGGAAACAAAAATGTATATATAATTATTCAACCTATCTCTATTGGAAGAATTGTTAAAAAAAATAATACAGATCCTGGCAATAGTTATTCTTATTTTAGAGTTTTAATTGTTGACTATAAATCTGATTTTATATTAGAAAAATTTGAAAGATGCAATTTAAATCCGGATTCTAAAGATTATATTGCTAAAAAAATAGGTTCACAATATGAATACTATAACTGGGAAGTTGAAGTAGAAAAACAAAAAGTTGTATCAAAAGGAATATTTCCAAATCAAAGTCAATATATTCGCATAGAAATGCACGAAGATGTTGAAAACAAAAAAATACCTTCAACAACAATGCCAAGTGGTTTTAGAGGGTATCGTCATATAATGACTGAACATAATGATGTTAGTTTATTGTCAAATATTTCTCCATTTGATCTTATTGATATTAACGTCTTTGATGAAGGTGTATCACAGTGTCCATTACCTATGACAATTCAACTAAAAACTCAATTAAATAATACTTTTTCTCCTCTTATAGATGATTTGCAATCTGCAATAGCGAGCATTGAAAATCCTACGTGGGGTATTAATACAAGATTTAGTTATAGATATTTAACAGACCCTAAAAATAGAATACAGCTAGATTTTATTAAAAAGCCTAGTTCAGAAGATCAAAGTCATTATGAAAATTCTGGATTAGTAACAAGTAAAAGCATAAAAACATTTGACTTTTCAATGTTTTTACCAGATGCAACGCAAGATGGCGTAGCAGCTAGTGAAGATAATAGTATAAATGCTGATCTTTATAATAATAACTTATTTCATTTAGAAAAAATTATTGTTCATACAGGTTCTGGTGGTGAAAAGATAGACTTTATTAACTGGAATTTAGCTACTTATAGAAGAGATGGCAAAGACTTGTCAACTA